CTAATATAACATGCTGCCATAATTTCTATTTCTTTTTAAGTTAATAGTTTATGCACCAGTTTTACAAACACAGAAAGATGCTACATCAAATATTCCCAATCCGTAAGTTACACCTGCTTGAATTTTCACGATATTTTCAAACGGGTCGTAAATTGAACGAACAGTCATAATTTCCGCATTCATACCAACCATATAGTAAGAACTTGGACCTGCGTAATACGCTGAAATACCATCAAGACCAACTGTAGGAATAACCTTAACATTTGTTCCTGGTAACATCAATGACCACTCTTCACCTGTAGCAGCACCTGCTGAATCCAATGTGAATAAGTTTACAAATGATGAGTTTCTCATAGAAGCAACTAAACCTCTATAGTTCGCATAAGAACAATAGATAGCCAAGTCATCCAAATGTAATACATTTGAAGGGATTGCTTCATAGATTGCTGTGAATACATCAAGACCATTAGAACTTGTTGCTGCTGTATAAGCGATTTGAGTAGCACCATTACCTGATGTAACCAACGCTCCAACTCCGTTGAAACAAGCGTCTCCGTAAGTTCCACCTGAAGCAACCTTGTTGTTCCACAATTGTTTTTCAACTTGGTTTGCAATTCTGTTAGAAATATCTGTTAAGATAACCTCTTCAAAAGGTACTGTTTCTTGAAAGTTTGCATTCGTTAATGATTGACTCAAGTATGTATCGTACAAATCGTAAGGACACAATTGTTGGTTTACCTTTTTATTACATAAGTCTACTGTTACAAGGTTTTGTACTGTAGCACCTGTTGGGTCAAATCCACAACTCATATCTTGAAGGATAACATCGTTGGTTACAAAACCAACTTTTTCAGTTGTTCCTTTAAGATTAATTCTCAATGATGCGTATCTTGGTAAAGTCAATCCCAAGATTGCTTTAATCAACATATCAGAACCATAAGAATTGTAAGTTGGTAAGTTTGATAAATCGTAGTTAAACGATAATTTTTTCTTATTTTCCATTTTTTTAATTTTTATTGTTAGTTTATTTTCTTAATGACTTTATCACATCTAATTTGTAATCAGAAAAAGATTGAGTATAAGATTTAGTTTCTTCTACTGGTGTTCTTTCTGGTGATTTCTTAAATGTATCAAAATCGGTTTTTAATGAGTTTAACTCTGTCTTGAATTTTCCGTTCATAGAACCAACCAAATCAAGGAGGTTGTTTAATGATGATTTAATATCTTCAATGTCTTTTGAGAAATCAGCATTCATCATTTCTGGCATCATCATCCCTTCAACATTGTCTCGTTGAATAATTTTACCATCTAATACTTGAATTCTAATCTTGTTCTCATTTCCACTTGTATCTTTCAATACCACTTGGTGTTCGCCATTAGGTGCTGGTACTTTACTACCATCATCCTTAACCAAAAATACATCTTCACCAACATCAAAAGTACTTGATTCAAGGAGTTGTCCTTGAGAGTCTCTTGCTTCGGTGTAGACCATATCTCTACTTGCTTCCTGTTCTACCTCTGCGTCTGTTGATTTGTCTTCTGATACAATAGCGATGATAGTAGATTCAGTATCAACTGAAACAACCAAACCATCTCTTGTAGTATGACTACCTTCAGGTGCTGGTACAAGTGTGGATTCTTTGACTACATAAAGAGTTTGACCTACTTGAAAATCTTCTTCCATGTTGTTTGTAACCTCTGTGGCTCCATCAACAAGAAAAGTAGACATGAAGGTCTCTTTCTTAAATTGTAATCCTAACATTTTGCGGATATTATTGATTGCTGTTGTTGCATCCATAATCTTTTTAATCTGTTATTTGTTTAATAATGTTTATGATTTCATCTAATAAATACTCATCAGTTTTTAGACGCGAAAAGTTCATTAAGAAATTCCCTTCTACAGAGAATCCTTTAACCCTTCCTGTCTTGATGTAGTTATTCCAGATGTTATCGCCTTCAGGTGTACTTAATACCTTAAATCCACCCATCCAAGTCCCATCAGGTATATCACCCCTGCTGAAACCTAATTGATATGCTTTGTCTGATTCACCAGATACCAACCAACTTTCCACCATAACCACTGATTCTATCTTTCTATCAGTATGTTCATAGTTTGTTTGGTCTAATCTTTTTTCAATCATATAAAGGTTTTGTATTTTTTCTATAACAGATGGGGTGAACTTAACAAAGTATTTTTCATTTGTATCTTCATCCAATCTTGGTATAAGAATATTTGGTATCATAAGTGGTGAGTATACCATCCTTTTTTCATCATCAACAGAGAACTCCTGTTTGGACATATTCTGTTGTGATATGATATAAGCCACCTCACTCTTTCTTTTTGTTTCTGGTGAGTAATAACCACTATTCGGTAATTGTTTTGGTGGAATACCTGCTGTACCATCAGCCATGCCTTGGTCAGCAACTACATTACCTTGTGCCAAATACCTTCTCCAAGCGTGAACACAATTCGGTCCACCCTTGTATAACCACTTTGAGTATGGTTGTCTTTCATGTCCAAACTCTGTATTTGTATCCCTTAATAAATCTATTTCTAATCTACGGAAATATCTGTTCTCAATAGAACTACAAAAATCTCTATCGGGGAAACCAGATAGTATCCTTTCATACTTGAAATAGATTGTTGGGGTTTTGTGGTTTCTTCTTTTTATTTCGGCTTCTGTTGCTCCCCTCATAGAACCAACTACTGCTTCAAATTGTTCATAGTCAGTGTCCTTTAAGAACTTTAACAATTTAACAACCTCTTTTTCTTCTTCACTATAATGTGAGAATGCTTCTATATTTTCTTGTCCTACAGATAAGATATCCACATTATCGGCAATAACATCTAACATCTTTTCAGGGTGAACAGCACAACCCATATACACCTCATTACCATTTTCATCTGTATGAGCATGGTGTCCTGAACATCCGTGTTTCTCTTGTCCGTAAAGTTCTGCTTCTTCAGGTGATGTAAACACTGGTTCTCCATCAATAAATCCTATCATTGTAAAACCTTGTCTTCTATTAAATGGTGAGTTTGGTGATGTATAAATTGTTTCTTGTAATGGTTCAATTATCATTACAAACTCATCTAAACAAGGACAACTAAAATCAACACCAATTCTACCAAGTTGATTTATAACATCATTGTTATTATCATAATGTTTGCTAATCTTTAAGTCCTTAATCTTTTGTATTTTGGCTTTGTTTGAACCAGTGGCATAAACTCTACTATGAGGTATTCCAAGTTCATCAGCGGTCTTATACATACCTTCTTTGATATGTCTTGCTGATATAATATAAACCTCACTACCTGATTGTATTTCGTGTAGAGCAAGTCCTTTACCTCTTGTTGTACTCAAAGTATCATCATAATCAAAACTGACTTTTTGTCCTATGGCAAAATCTTCATCTGCTTTTGAATTACAGATTGCGTATGCTTGGTCTGGTTGTTTACCTTCGTTCTTAATCAAGTATTCAGTACATCTGTTAATGTAATCACTCCTGTCTTCACCAGGGTTTCTATTAACAAATAACACTTGTTCTATCAACATATCATTTTTGGTATTACCTGTGGCATAACCTACATAAGGAGGTAAACTTGGTTCATATTCCATGTTCTCCTGTTTGGTAATTACTCTTTCCAAGTAATTCATAACATCATCATAAGTTGATGGTTCAAATCCCCAAGAAGCAAGTGCAAGATATCCACAACCATCTTCAAATGACTTGGAACTATCCCAATCGGTCTTATGTCTTGAACCGAATGCTTTCATCCTTTTAATTGTTTCCAAAGATAAAGGTTCTCTATTAGCAAGTTGGTTCAACCTTGATTTACCAACGGGGGTCATACAACTACCATATCCATTTTCATCAACCCATTTTCTTGCTCTAATAGCAGTATCGGTGATATATTGTGGATAATCTTTTATTGTATCAACAAATTGTTCTTTTGTGAAATAGATAAAGTTCTGTTCTATTGCTGGCATCTCTACCAACGCAATTTCAGTAACCTTTGTATCCCCTGTGATTGTTCCTTCTATATCAAGGTCTATTATTCTAATCATCTTTTATAAATAGTTTTTAATTATAAGGTGGCAAGTTCATTTAACCTTCTGTTGATTGCTTGTCCACTTGTTATTTCAGAGTTTAACACATACGCTCTAATTGGTTGTTGATTAGCCTTGGATATTGCCTGAACCAGTCTTTCTTCCATCAATGAGTTTGATGCGTTGTTTACAAGTGGTTGTCCTCCACCTGATTGATTTATTTGTGATAATAAAGACCCGTAGTTCAACGAACTCTGTCTATTGATAACTGATTCCCCACCTTCCAAATTAACTCCACCAGCAAAGGATACACCACCCATTTCGTGTGATGGACCCATAACCATACCACCAGCACCCATCCTAATCATACCACCACCAGCAAGTGATTGTGCGTATGCTAATTGTTGAGCGATTAAACCAACTTGTACTGCTCCTAATATTCCAACAGCAATCGCTAATGGGGGTATTTCCAAGTTTGCTACAACCGCCTGTGCTGTATCTACAATAGCCTGAACTAATTGGAATTGTAATGACTTGATAAGTGCTCTCTTTTCTATTTCAGCCTTCTGTAGTTGATATTGTTTTTCAAGTTCTATTCTCTTTTGGTTTGCTTGTTCTGTATCACCTACAACTTGTTCTTGAGCCTTTTTACTACTATCCTCAAGTTGTTTTAGTTGAAATGCGTATGATTGAGCGATTAAAGATGCTGTTTGTCCTACTAACTGACTGAACTTTTGTAATCCATCACTTATGGCATCTATTGTTGCTTTTGAAATCTTTTTGGTGTCTTCTGCTGCTTTAGTTGTTGCTGCTACTGATTTACCCAAGAACTTTTCAAGTAAGATTAACTTTTGTTCATAACTTAATGTTTCAATATCAATACCCTGTGCCAGTAAATCTGCTGTAAGAACATTTATCGCTTCAGCATATTTTTTCTTTTCATCAAATGTCTTTTTCGCTATTTCAGTTTGTAAGTTGGATAGTTCCTTTTCATTTCTTAATATGATTGGAATTGATGTTTCATATTGTTTTGATATTTCTTCAGCATTTTGAACTATAAATCCTGCTCTTGCTGCTGGTCCTAATGCTAATAATTGTTTGTTTAACTCAATTACCTTTTTTGATGTTGTTACAACCCCTTGTTCAAACTTTAATAAACCATCACCTATTCCTGTAAGTGATTCAAAGGTTGCTGTAGATATTGCCTCAAGTCGTACTCTTGATTCAGTAATTTCTTTTTCACTTAAACCCTTTTTTCTTTCTTGTGCTTCAAGATAGATGATATACTCATCAGTAAATGATTTCTTTAATATATTATATCTTTCTTGTGCTGTAACCTTGGCTACAACTATTTCTTCAGCACTCCTTTTGTATGGGTCTTCAGTTATTTTACCACTCAATAAGTTCAAGTCAGTAATAATCTTTTCAAAATCACTAACCTTAAATCCTAATGGTTTTCCACTGAATTGTTGTAATAGTTGAAATGTTGTGAATAACTCTTTGTAGTTACTGGCAAAATCCAATAGTAATTGTTTGTCGGTTTCATTTAACCCTTGTGATAATATTTTAATACCTTCATCAAAAGTTTTTAACGCTTCTTTTGATTGTGCTGCGGTGTAAGTAATTGTATCCAACGAATCAATCAAATCTTCACCAGTATTTTTAACACTAGTAAATATATCACCCAAACTATCCTGAACTGGATTTAAGTTATCAAGTTCTTCTTTGTATAGTTGTGTAAATGTTTTTAACTTTTCTAATTCACTCGCATAAGATTTTGCTGCTTCAACTTTCTTTTGTAGTGAATCAATAATTTTGTTATCAACATCAGTCAAGTTTATATTTTGAACCAATAACTTTGAGTTTATCTCAATCTCTGTTAATAATGTTTCAATATATTTCTTTCTTGCTTCTGTTGTTTTTTGTGTACTATTCTTTAATTGGATTTGTAAATCAATTTCATCCAACTTAATCTGTTGTTCTAACTTGAATTGTTCTAAACCTAATCTTCTACCTTCTTTAGCAAAATCATCTGATAGTTTTTGGATTGCTGTTTTTCTTTCTTTTTCATCAGTAATGTTTTTACTGATTTCTTTTTGTCTTTCCATCCTTAAACGATTCAATTCAGTAACCTCTCTACCGATAAGGGCTATTGTGTCCAAGTTGGCTTGTTTCTTTATTGCGGCAATTTCTGTAATTGATTTACCTTCAAGTTCAGCAGTTTTTAATTTAATGGCAAGACTTGATTGTATTTCAGCCCTTTCCAAATCATAGATATAAAGTGTGTCTTCTAATGTCTTGTTAAATGATTCCTGTGCTGCTTCAGCATCATAGGTTGCTGATGTTAAAGTCAAGTAGGCAGTAACCAACGCTCCAACAAGAACCAATATAACCCCAAGTGGGTTGGCAGCCAT